CCATCATACCAATATTGATTGAAAGTATTCACTCCCACCTGTCTTTGTTTGATAGCATTTTGTCCAGTGGTAGGCAGGGCAATTACCACGGTGTCGTCAGTTTCGTAAGTGTCTGGTGTAACATCACCCGTGAACACTTCGGTTTCTCCGGCACTGTTTATGTTGGCAATGGCTTTGGTCGCATAGCTGAATGTAGCTAATAGACCTTCAAACACAGGCTGTGTTTGATTCAATACCACATAATATTCAAAGGTTGCTGTACCAGTTTGTACTGTTCTTGTGCTTATCACCTTTGGAATCACAGCTCCGGTGGTCACACCATTACCATCTACATTGTATTCTCCTCGTACTTCCATGCCGATGATAATACCGTCTAGATCTGATACCAGTAATTCATTGGTGCCAGAACTTGAGGTAATCTTTACCACAGCAGGCACAGCTGGTTCAATAAAAACAATAGGTGCTGATGTATATTCCGCGCCAGGATCATCAATGCGAATACTTTTAATTTTTGTAGATCTTAAACTGGATGTGGCTAACGGAGCAGAACTAAATTGCAGTGTTAACCCTGCTTCTGCATTGATTCTTTTGTTTACAGTTATACTATTTGTAACCACGTTCACTGTTTCTACTCTTACATCATCTCCAATGCTGTTTGACAAATCTTGCACTCGCATGTTTTTCTGAATTCCAGTTACATCAAATAAAGATATATCAAATGAATTTGTAACTGGTTGTTTAACTTCGAATGTGCTTTTTGTGTCGCCAATTGGATTATCATTAGCAAAAGGACCATCAGTAAAGAATCTATTTTTTGCGGTGAAGTATATTTTTGTTCCGGCTAATAAATCTATTTGTTCGCCGTCTGAGTCCACACTCAAAATATCGTTGTCAAGTGTAATCTCATACTCAATTTCATTGTTTTCATTTAATATTTCTACAACTCCAACCACCTTTAAAATATTGGCCTGAGTCAGTGCCACATCCATGTAATTTTTGTAGTTTTCTGGATTTGGACCAGTAGTATCATTGGTCACATATGGAACCAATGAAAAATCAGTATAGGTTACTGTACGGTTGTCTTCAACTACCAAAAAGGCTAACCAGTCCTCTTTAATATAACCAACATCATCAGAGGCGCTGAATGTAAGCACTCTTGTACCGTAAGCAGTTGAATACAGCGTTTCAAGTTCAACATTGGTTATGATTTCAGTTGATAATGCTTGGTTTATTTCGTATCCGCCACCACCGCTAACAACTTTAAAATATTCTAAAATATTACTATTGAGCACAGCAGTAGCAGTAGGCGCAACTGCTCCAGCATAGGTCAATGACACTGACGGAACTGATGTATAGCCTGATCCAGAATCAGTAATTGTGATTGCATATACTTCGTTGCCGTCTGTGGCAACCGTGGCTGTGGCCGTGCGTCCTACAAATGACAACACAGTGCCCAATCTTACACTCACCGGAGTGTCTAACTGTACTAGATTTTCGCCTAACAGTGCTTTGACTTTAATGCCATGTTCTATTGTGTATGCAGCAACAACTCCTCCACTCACATAGGTGGTGTAGTTGCGCCCATCAAGTGTAACCTGACGTGCATCGTCTGCATACAATCTTACATTAAAAATATCAATCACTTCCACACGATAGGTGTTGTTGTTGAGTTCAGTGGTGCCAAGCACTCCTCTAACCACTATGCTATCCCCATCAAGAAGATTATGTGCGTCGCTCGTGGTTATTACCACAGGATTATCAATCTGAATGTTTGTGATTGTTACAGGCAAGGAGCCGCCTGTAACAAACATGTCTACACCTGCCACAGCACTGCTGTCAACATAAATCAAATCTGAATTACGTGTGGTGGTGATCACTGTGGCAGTTGTCACTGAAGGTGGTTTAAAAATGTAATTTCTATCATTGCGCACCTGAACAATCTTGGACATTTTTACCACAAGATTTCCAAACACATCTTCTATCACAGTACCAACTGGTACACCTTCGCCAAACACTCTGTCATTAACAGTAAGACCTGATACTGAATTAAAACTGACTAAATCACTGCTAAACACTGAGGTATTTGCATATACCGCTCGCAAGGAAACCGCAGTAGCAGCAGCAGATTTGAACACATACTTTCTATCATCTTTGATAGCAGCTGGACTTGAAAGTAAAATTTTACTGCTGCTTATTAAATCTGCAATAGTGGTTCCACCTGTGATTCCTTCACCGTATACAAACTGCCCAACTGATAGTCCAGTGGTATTAGTGATATCTAATATGTTGCTTGTAAACACCGCAGCGTTTGCATAAACTGCGGTTTTTTCAAGTGCGTTAGGACTAGCAATAGTTGCTAGACTGCTTGATCCAACTCCAGACCCTGTGTTTGTGATTCTAATATGGTCAACATATCTAAATGAAGAGTATACAGGATCAATTTGTGCATCAGCAGTCTTGCTTGTGTTAATTTTTACAAATGGATCAGCAACAAAGTTCAAACCACGATAGTCAACAATCACATTTGCAAGTGTTGTTGGTGTCATGATAGCAGTGCCTTTGGCTTGAACCGCACCTAGGCTTGGTACAGGAGCACTAAAAGTCACACTAGGAATAAAGTTGTATACAGGTGCTACATTGTATCCAGATCCCCTAGACACTATGTCATAGTTACCAATAGATCCATTGATTATAGAAATTTCTATTTCAGCACCGGTACCAATTCCGCCACCTACAAATGCTATTTCTGGAATGTCTCTATAGTTCACTCCAAGATTAGCAAAGAAGATATCTTGAATTTCGCCGGAGATAGGGTCAATGTCAATCGTGGCTTCGGCTGGAAAATCAGGGCTACCTCCAATAAAACTGACATTAGTGTCTTCAACAATGGCAGCAGATTGAACTTTATAGGTTGGTAATATTTCTGTGTTTTCGCTGATCAAATGAATCTTGGTGCCTTCGGCTGTGGTAATAAAATCTATGCGATAGATACGATTACGCACTTCAGGATTTTTATCCGCTGCAAAAATCACTCTAGTGCCTGCTGTAAGAGGACGAGATATATTGTTTGGTAAAGTTATAGTATAACTTTCTTTACCTTCCACTTCTTTAAATGCGTCTGTAACTGTGTAGTCAAGCACATCCACAGGAGCCTTGGCTGTTTGACCGTAATTGTACAAATATAAATCAGACTCAAACTCAATAATAGGTCTAGTGGCTCTAAAGGCAGTGGTTTCAATTAAACTTGGATCTCTATTATACTCGGCGGCAAGTTTAAAAAGTTCACTATGGAACCAACGATTGCTTCTACTCCAGGCGTTAAGATCGCGACTGCCTCTTGACACAGTGATATAGTCAGGTGTGGCCAGCTGATCAGTAAGAGCATATTCTTCCGGAACAGATAGACTGCCAACATTTATTAAGCGTATGCTTTTTCCTACGCCTTCAACAATATAAACACTGTCAACATAGGCAACCGGTGAAGCAGTTCCGTCAAATCTTATTTTTAAACCATTGGTAAATTTTACACCATTTGGACTGGTATAATTTTTTTTGCCTATGATATCCTGATTTACATCAATTATTGCCTGATCAGGTTCTATTAATTTTATTATGCCAGAATATCTATCATCAGTATCATCCTGATAATACATTTCTGTAAGAGGCGATGTGATATTTCCAACTTTTTCCCAATAGCCTTCAATGTTCTTAATAAACTCTACACCAGCATTGGCATTGCCCCCACTGATATACACCTTATCACCAATGTCTACAGACTGCACATGCTCAAGTTGTAACAATCCGTTGGTTGATGCAACGTTTGTTATTCTACATCTAAAAATGTCATAGCGTTTGTCTGCAGGAACTACATCGCCTTGTTCAAACCCTGAAACAGGATATGGAAGATCCTGATCAAATCTATCAAAATCAAAACTGCCTCTATCGGTCCAATCCTCTTGATCTTCTGTGGATCTTAGGAAAATTAATGTACATCCGTTTAAAGATCTTGAAAAGGCGCCGTCAACTCCACCATTATTTTTGATTGCTGTGAGCAGATGATTTTGCAATTGCGAATAGGTTAAAGAAGTTGCAAAATTTACCGTGGCCACGCGATTGGCAAAGCGCAGAGGATCTTGAGCATCTGTTGGTGGTACATTAAAAATCAATGTGCCTGTGTCAGAACCGTTGTTTGTTACCCCAAGCACATCTCTAATTAGAGCTTCTGCTTCAGTTGACCTAGTTCCAGTCTTGCCTGCTGCGGTTTGGATCCAAAACTTTTTTCCTGGTTGGTTCAAATCAAAACGATACACATTGCCTTTTACCAAGGTCAGAATAGGATTTGGATCTGTGTTGGTTCCTGAAAAAGTATAGGCAGTTTGAGTGCTATCTCTTACTACATTAAATTCCAAAATATCGTTATTTACATTGGCGCTGACTGCTACTTCAGGAGGGCCATCTGGTGCCCAAAAATACTGACTGAAGTTAACAAACTTGTCAAAATCAAACAGACCATTGAAATTATAACTTTCATTTTCAAACAATCTACTATGATTATTTGTAAGGCCTCCATAGTAGGAAATCTTTTGAATTAGATCAATATAGCTAGAATAGAATGTGACATTATTATTTTGATCTTGTGCAACAAAGCTAGGCTCTAATTGATAATTTTGTCTTTCTTTGCTAGGTTCTTCAATATATGAATCACCGTACTTGAACGTGCTGGCAAAAGTTCTACCAACAAAATTATCAATTCTTTTGAAATCAGGTTCAGAGATCAGTTGATCAACTGTGGCCGCCAAAAACTTTTTATTTGTATCTGTTCTAAAAACTTCTGGAAGCAGGTTGATACTTTTTATTGAAGCCATATCTTATTCTCGCCAATCTATTTTATTATTTAACCAATGTAAATTACACCAAACTTGCCGCTGTAATAGCTGAAATTATTTCAACATTTTCAACAGTGGCACAACTGATCATTATTTCATCTGGCTCAGCATTGATTTGATAAAGATTACCAAAACTCAAACTATTATTTGTGGGCACAATTACCACACTGGAAATTTTAGGTGTAAGCACCTGATGTAGATAGGCACTGAGTTCGCTAAAGAAGAAGCTTTCTCCAAAGTCCCAGTTGGTTACATCAAAATAGTTGTTGATTGCTGAGATGACGGCTACTTTAACATCATTGTCGCTGACAACCACGTTGGGATTTTTTACTACCTTGAAAGTGGCTCTGAGCGCGGAATCGGCCTTGGCTCCAAACAATGGTTTAAATCTAGCACTGGCAAAAATCAAGGTATCACTGATGGCTTTGTAGTTGTCTAGTACACCATATTGCAATTGCAGTTCTTCAGTGGTAGGCACTTCAGGTGCTGCCACTCGGCCTGTGGTATCTTGTGCCCAGGCTTGATAATCAGTGGCATATTGTTTGGTTAACACATATAAATCAATAATGTTGTTGGGACTTGGATCAATTCTCCTGTTGGCTGGACTGGTATGCCGATATTGAAAAAATAAACTTTGTCTGCCTTTTTTGAGAATGTAATTTTCTCCGTTCTGCGACAATGTCAGAGTTTTGCTTTCAACTCCTTCTATGGTGTTTATTGTCAGTTGATAAAAAACATTTTCGCCACTGGCATAGAATATTTGTCCATCATTGTATTGATCAATAACATCAACAATATCAGCCTGCGAGATAAATGAAGTTTCCACTAGGCCTTCGTCAATGATTTCGAAGTTAATATAGTTACTAAAATTGTAAACTTTTTTAAAGAATATGTTTTTTTCTTGAGTGTTAATGTTAGGATCAACTACTTCAGTAAACAGATCTGGGTTGTCTGGCACTCCATCACGATTGCTATCAGCAAATTTTACATAGATTTTGTTGGTATTTTCAAAGCCGTCTGGATCTATGATCATCTTGTAGATAAAATAAATTTTATCGTCATAAAAGGATCCGGTTTGATCAGGTGCTGAGTTGCTGCGTAGTACCTTGATTTGATCATTGATCACCTGCGCACTCTTAGGATCATACACTCTAACCTTGGGGTCAAAATAAAATTTGGTTTCTCTTTTGCTCTCAAATACATAATTTATTTGTCTATAGTAAACTTTGTATCCCAGAGATGTGCTGGCAAACGCAATCAACCAGGTGCTGTCAAGACTGCTGGCCGCTGTGCTGCCTGAATTAACCAGGTTGAATTCTGCATTGATTCCAGAAGAATTCACTAAAGAACTATTGGTTTGAGTAAGTTTTAAATCCTGTGGTTGAATCACCGCCCAAGTCTGATTCAACTGATCAAATCTCAAGCCAAAGTTTTTCTTGCTGTTTACAAGGGTAGCAGCTGATCGTAGAATATCACTTGGAATCACATTGTAAATTTGTGGAATAATTTCTTCTACCACTGCACCACTTGGCACAAAGGTACTTAAAATCACTGCACCTTCGTCACCTACATTTATGATACCCCCATTGGTTCCATCGTTGTTCACTTTAACCACGGTGGCATAGATAAAAGTTCTATCCCCAGTGACACTAGGAGTCCCTGTTTTAATATCATTGGTTTTATCAAAATGAGCTGTGTCTGAGATAGCAGCTCTAAATTTAATAATTGAACCTTTGGTGATATATTTGAGTGCAGTGGAGCTGGCCGAACCGATCTTGACCGGCGTCGCAAAAGTGTCATTGAGTAGTGCGTCAGAATAAGCTGTACCAGTTGTAAAGTACCCTGTGCTTTGATTGGTGCCCACTGTCATTCTTACCCATTGTGTGTCAAACAGTGTTCTATTGATTGCGGTGTCTCTGGTATCGTAACGTGGAAACTTTTCATAGATGAACTGCGCGAAAGGCACATAGTTGTTTACAAACAGTTCATTGTTTATAATTTGATTCAAACTGCCAACAATATCACCATTGGTTGGCACTGTGTAATCTTGAGTGTCAACTGTTTCTTCTCTATATAAACATCCATCTTCGCCAAACACATTGGTTGAACTATATTTTCCTGTAACGTCAATGGTATCAAGATATCTACTCACACCACTGCTGCTGCGATTGGTGGATTTAATTTTCAGTATGTTACTAAAAAGAGTAAAAGGCAGAATATTATAATCTTCGCCGGTGATCATTCTGTTCTGAGTATAATACTGCTGAGGTGCCTTGGCCTTGATATCATCAATGGTTTCGCGAGAGCTGGCATTGTTCACTGTGTATTGCAGGCTGGCACGAATAGTAAGAGTTTCAGCACGGCCTGATCTGCTGGCATAGGTGATAGGAATCACTATGTTTTGCATTTCTTCAGGTGTAATCTTGTAGTTCAACCCATTGCTTACTCTGTAGTAAATTCTAAAAGTACCTGTGGGGATATTGGCAAATGCACCATCACCAAACACTATGTCAATTTGATCGTTGGCTCTGGTATTGACTTGATAGATATTTCTTTCCAAACTGCTGTTATAGATCACATTAAATCCTGCCACATTTGGAACCTGCGTCCATTTTTCAGTAGGATTACTGTTTGTGTCCAGTTTGAATAACCAAATATCAGTGTTGTTTATATTGTCAACATTTATACTCACTGTGCGATTGGGCAAACTGTCCGACAGCGTGAAATCTAGTTCTCCAATGTCACCTTGTTTGAAAAACACAAACCAGCCGGTGCTTTCACTGTTGTTGCCAAGGTTGTCATTTCTATACAGCAAGTTAAATATTCTTTGAGGATTTGGATCCTGCTCATAAACATAGTTTTGTCCCACAGTGGTAGCACTGATAGCTTCAAACGGCATGGTGGTTGCTTCAACAATGTTGTCAAATTTAAATGCAGGAACGATGCCAGGTAATAGATTTACACTGTATTCTTCAGTTCTTACTCCGCTGATAGAAGTGGTGTTTCCGGGTTTACCAACCACTTGACTGTTTATAAATGCAGAATTTATCACAATAGCAAATTGTTCTTGCCAGTTGTCATTGCCAGAATCATTCCACAGAATTGGAAGGTTACTGAGATTAATACCAGCACTGTCAAAGATATTTTCAGAACTTGAAACTGAATCAACTTTGAGTAGGCCACTGGCCGGAGTGTTTCGCTTGGGATTGTAACTGATCAAGCGAGCTAGTTTGAGCACACTGTCACGACGTTCTGCTGTGTCTAGGAAGTTTTCTCTTGCGTTAAGATCTGTGCGGAATGCTAGACTTTGTCCAAGAAAAGCAATAAGATCTATTAAAGCAATATATTCACTGCTTTCTAGAAAGTCATTGAAATCTTCTGGATAGTAGGTACGCAGATAATCTATCATGCTCTTGCGTAGAGTTTCAAAGTCATAGCTTTGAAAGTCTGCATTTTGAAAACTCTGATAGATCTTTTTCCAGTCCTGCTGGATCAGTAGATTAGTTTGTCTTGTGGTAGCTGCCATGTGAATAACCCATTTCTAGTATTTATTCACAATAAAATATGCTACTTTAAATGGCGTCGTTACCGTAGGTACCAGTGCTCAGTGTACGACTGTCACGATCAAAGTTGAAGAGTATGGTGCTGGTATAGTTTTCCACAAGATAGGTAACTGTGATCAGTATCTGTATGCCCTGTTGATACTCGTCAATTTGAATACTGTCCACAGCTATTCTTGGATCATAGGTCACAATGCGTTTTACATCGTCTGTGATTGCCTTGCGTACATCATCAGTGAAAGGTTCAAACAGCATGCCCCAGATAATGGTACCAAATTCAGGGTTCATGAGTTTTTCGCCCTTGCGAATGTTAAAATGATTAAACAGATCCTGTTTTACCAGTTCAAAATCTGTGACTTTGTACTTTTTGTATCTGTTGTAAGTGCTAAATCCGTTGTAGAGTGCCATAAGAGTATTTATTGTGTTCTAGGTGCTGCAAGCACATCAATGGCATATCTGCCAAGTAAAAAATAGGTTGAAGCATAGTTACCGTTGACATCCTTTCCGCCTCCGGTGGTGCGCCAACGTTTGGCTCCTGGCGCCAGTTCAGTGCCACTGTCGGGTCCTAAGATATGTGCAACACACAACATACCTGCAATCGTACACAGATTGTCTTCGTCTTTGATAGCACCGTTGTTTTGCATGCTGATGTAATTTTTTTCCAAGAAGTTGAACATTGCTGCTTCCTGTACTCCAGGACTGAGAAACCATGTTTCTAAACTGTTTATTCTGTCTTTTCCTGTCCAGGCTTCTCTACGTTTTACAGTTGACAATCCGTATGTGACCACATACTCTGGTTTTATATATCCTAGTTCACTCAAGGTTATAGCTGACAATTGATATTTGCCTACGAAATCTGATGGTGTAATTAGATTGTATAGATTTCCGCTGGCTGCTCTCGCTATCATGATCATCACAGCTTTCACATGTAGTCTAGTAAGACGTCCTATGCCTCCTGGCGGCTCGGGTGTAGATAAATTTACAAGCACACTTTTTTGCACTTGAAAATTCAAAGGTAAAGTTTGATTCTTGGCTGTTTGAGGACCAGAATCTAGTTTTTCTTCACCTGAAGTCAAAAATGATCCATTGGCCAGTCGGATAGGATTTCCTGCTGCATCTCTAACCACGTTATTAGGTATGCATTCATCTTCGGTTTTAATAATCACTGTGGCTGATAATGCGCTCACTTCTGCCATATTAACCTCCACTAGCACTGTCTGCTTGGTTATTGCCTGTGGTTCTTGACCACGGTTCGTGAGTTGGTGCAATATTCACGATGCTGTTCAATTTGTTTGGTGTGATTTCCCACAGTCCATTACCGCTGTTGAGCAAGGTATCACTGTGTAAGAATTTTGGTATAGGTTCAGGTTTTTGCACCACTGGAGCAGGACTGGTATTAAGATGAATTTTGCCTCCAGTGTACTGTAAAAGCTCCCCTGCCTTGAAACTGCCAATCCCTCCTGCACTGATATTAACCGTGCTACTGCCGCCAATCTGCACTTGGCTAGCATATATCTTGCTAAGATCTGTGCTCATCTGTATGAATGTTTTGGTATTGATATCAATTTGATTGCCTGCAAATATTTTAATTTTGTCTTCTGCATGCATTTTGATATTGGTATCGCTATGAAAGTTTATGTCACCTTGACTGCGCACATTGAATCCACCGCTGGTAAAAATGTGCATCTGCCCGTTTTTTGCCAGCTCAATCCAACAGGTACCTTCACTGTTGATAAGATAAGTCATGCCATTAGTATCATCCATGAGCAGTTGATGCCCATAACTGGTACGCAATCGTAGAAACTGATTCTTGGCTTCAAAATCGCCATCGTCCATCACAATGCTATGACCACCTTTTCTGGCCAGTGCAAACAAATCACTTTGCGTGATTTCGCCTCGGTCTGCTTTGGCTTTTAATTCAGGATTTTCTGCAGGATCCCCAAATAAATTTCTTCCAGGTGTGCTCCATCCAAATGTGGCACTAGGTATGTTTCGCTGCGAAGAACTGTTGACCGCTCCTCTTTGAGCATCGCGATCAAGACCCTGTTGAATGTATCTGCGTACCTGCCATTCGTGAGGAGGCTTTTTGATATCTAAAAAATCACTTTGTACATTTTTACCATCATTTTCTTGTGTTTCGGCCAAGGGCCAAACACTTTCAGCAGTGAGTGCTTTTTTTACCTTTTCGTCGCCAATAGCTGCTTCGTCAAATTTTGATTTGTCGCCGCCACCTATGGCGGGAATCATGTTTTTGCCCAGTTTGTTTACCACGCAGGCAAACCAATAGCCGCGGCTGGGATCACCATTTATGAAAGTCACCAACACCACATTACCAACATCTGGCGGTACCGCAAAAAATCCATAGGTATGCTTTGTATAACCATAGAAATTTGAAGTTATGTTTTCAAATCCATCAGGTTGTGAAGTTGTGCCTGCAAAAGGACTTGCATAACTCACTGTGTACCAATAGTTGTCGTTGTCTTGATCTCCCGAGCCTAGTTCCGGAATCCATACCTGTAGTCTACCAGATCTGGTGTTGTCAAGCACGTTCTTGATCACTGCTTCGTAAGGACCCGGATTTAGAACTGTGCCCGAAGCTTGCGAAGGATCTGCTCGCTTGGGTATTTTGTTTCCATAAATTTTATCACTGCTGCCCATGGTTTAGTCCGTAATTGAAATTAAATACCAAAAAATTCGTTGGCTGTTTCTGTTGGTGCTGTTCTGTTGATATTGGATAATGCTCGTGCCTGACTGCTTTGATATTCTTCGCCGTAGCCGGTTTGATCCTGCTCTGGTGAGGTGTCTACATTTGATTGTGCATATCCACCTAGACTGCCGCCAGATCTAAAATAAGTATCATCTGTGCTGCCTGCTGTGTTTGGTACCTTGTTGGTTGATTTGTTTTCCAGCAGAGCAGTTAGCGTACTGGTTTTTAGTGCTTCTACTGATGCACTGTCTTGTTTCTGATAACCAATGCCTTCGCCATCTTTTTTGGCTTTTGGTAAATTGTCTTTTCTTATGTCATTGGTTTGATTGGCTTCACCAGGCGCATCTGTGGGCTGATCTGGTAATCTTATGCAGTCCAAGGTCTGTTCAAATTTTCCTTGTGCAAACGTGCTTTCCACAGTGAGCACCTGAAATATTCCGCTAAAGGCAGATTGAAAGTAATTGCCATTTATACGCAGTGCACCAGTTTCCTCATCAATGTCCACTGGCGTTTTCCAACTCAGTTTCACATGTACTTCGCCGTTGTCCATGGCTATACTGCTACTAGGATCTGTTACATAGTTATTTGCGGCTGCTGCTTCTTCGTTGTACCTACGTGCTGAAGGAGAATAATATATTTCATCCTGTTTGATAAACTGTGGATCTCCAATAATTTTAAGTCGTATGTTCAGTTGGTCAGCTGACTGCCCGCTGCTCACATGCTCATCCAGTGAAGCTGTGGCCATGCTCACACTGTTTTGTCTGTTGCTGGCCTGCGAAGCTGAACTCACATTATCTGCAACTGGCACTATGGTAGTGGGTTGAATTCCACCGCTTAGAGCTTTTCTTTTAGCAGTGTCTGCTGGTGTCTCATCTTTTTGTGCCAGATATCTGGTGTCTTCAAGATCAGGACTGGCCTGTACCAGTGTGGATGCCACACGATTTCTATCAATGGTCACAGCAGTATAAAAAGCAGTGTCAAATTCAATGCTGAAATCAATGATGTCATTGTTTTGTCCTGTGTAGATATAGTTGTACTCTCTGTGCCAACCTTTGGGCATGTCCTTGGGTGCATTAGGATGTGTTCTATTATAAACAGTGTAAGATTTTACATAATAAGTGACATCTAGATACCACTTGCTGTTTCGCGGACAATAGGAACGCAATTTCACTTCTGGAATCACTTTCCACCAGTTCACTGGCGCCTTTTTGTCTGCTGAATTTTGTGCTGCATCCTTGGTAGGATCAATCACCTGCGATCTGATGTATTCACTGCTCAACATGATATTGTTGATCACTGAAATCACACTGGTTTGCCCGTTGATTGTGAACTTGCTTTGATTAAAATTAGGTCTAGCATCAGGTTTGCCATAGTTGCTTCTAACCGACTGAGATGCTTGTTTGTTTCTTTTTGGATTCACAGTTGGCACCTGACTGGCGGGTTGTGCCTGCGCATTCACAATCTTGCCACCATTGCCATTGGCCGCTTTTAGAATTTTGTCATCAAACACCACTTTAATACTGTTGTAATCTGTAGCATTCTTGTTTGCCACAGCCGCTTTGCCCCATGCATTATAGGCACTAACATAACTTTTTACTGTGTAACTTGGATCACTATCGTCAGTTCCGCTGGCACTGCTTTCAGACTTGGTGGTTTTTCTTGCATTTGATTGAGCAGCTGGTGATGTTTTTTCTTCTTTGGCTGCTGCTGCTTTTTCTGCTTCTGCTCTTTGATTGAACTTTTCAGCCAGTTTTAAATCATTGGCATCACTGACGTCAGCAAAATATTCTTGCAAGGTACTGGCAATGACTTCAAAGTTGGCTGGCGTAGCAGCAATTGATTCTTGGAATCCAGAATGTGCATATGGCACTGCACTCATTTGATATTCAGCACCTTTGATGCCTGCTTTGATATTCATACTTAAGATATTAATTGGAATGAATTTTCTTTGCTTGGTTAGAGGTTTAGAAATGCCTTCGTCATCAAATCCATAAAAATCAATTTGAATCAAATAAGGTATTTCAATATAGTTTTTGCCATCCACTGCTGGATCAAGACAGGCATCAATCAATCGATCAATCAAGGTCACACCATAGGGCTCAATCACAGTAAAGCCTAGCTCGACTGAATTAGTGCCTTGATTGCCCGCAGTGCTGCCTATGATTGTTGTGACCTTAAGATTATCAAAATAAAAATCATCTAGAAAGTTCTGGTCTCTTGTAAATCCTTCAACTCCCCATTTGCCTGCGCCACCAATGATGGTTTTGCTTGGTACCCAGTTGCTGTCTGGGTCAGCTCCCATTTGATTGAAATCTGCCTTGCTCAACATGTGTAAACTTATGCTATAGGTATGCGAAGCATAATCATGCAAGGGATTTTTCCCCACTGTGGGTACCGGAGTCTGATCTGTACCTACTTCTAATTTCTTTTTATTCTGTGTGTCTGGACCGGTGAAATTTCTGCTGTCGGTTCTACTGGCTGCTTGCGCATCTGATACTGCGGTGGAAAAAGAAGGTTTTCTAGTGGCTCCAAATCCGTCGCCTGGGTCAGTGTCTGCTTCTTGTAAAGCATTTGTTCGATTCTGTTGTAATCGCTGTGCTTGATTGGCGTCTAAAGGTTGTTCTTGGTAACTGCCTTGGGCTTGGATCCCTACAAGAGCTGTTTCTGCCATGTTATAATCCTAAGGCTGCGTTGATTGTTTCTTTTTTTGGAATACTGATAAGAACTCCTGGTAAGAAATCGCCAAGAGGATTTTTTAAGACATTGGGATTGCGAATTGCAAAAACCCACCACAGGTTGGCATCACCATAAAGATCGTAGGCCAAAAGATCAGGACGGTTTTTGTATACTCGATCAATGATGTATTGCACATCGTCAGCTTTCGGCGGAATACTTCTATATTCCATAACGTCCAAGAATGCACCAAAACGACCAGTGGTTGCATAAGCACTGTTCCTAGAGTATTCAACACGCTTGGTGGCCATTATAGGAATCCTCCCACGCCTTTTTTGTTTCCTAACAACAGACCCTGAGCCACATAATCCAAGTTGAAATCTTCATGCATGCGCTTGCGACTGAGCACCGGTTGCAAGGTCACACTGATTTGACTAAAAGTAGGAATCCTTGTGTTTTGAAATGAAGTTTTCAACGGTATGTAATCAACATCGTTAGGTAAAGTATGAGTAAAGTTTGTGACCACACAGCTCACGTGTGGAAAATAAAATTGTCCATAACCATCTAAAAACACAATGGTTGGCGGAGTACCCACTGGCAGTGAAGCAGTTTGACCAAACCACATTCTTGTGGTAGCTCGTAAAAAGTACACGCAGGCCAAAACATACGCAGCTTCTTTTTCATTTTGTGCAGTAAAGTCGCCAGAAATGGTGATAGCTGCCACATCACTGCCTTCATAAAAATAATTTTTATAGTTGCTGTGAGTAAGCGACTGTTCCTGGTATCTAGCATTGTGTGCCACAGAGATTGACGGAGTGTATGGAAAAATCACACCATTTACCCCACTTTCAATTATGGGCTGCATGGTAACTTGGCTCGCACCTGCATTTTGATAAAAAATTGATGAGTTGGTTGGCAAACTGATTCTTATGCGCCAATCATCCTCAGCTGGTATCAAAGACGTTGATGTTTGTCCACTGTTAACTGTGGGATTCAGTGATCTTGACTTTGGAGAATTTGCGCCGCCTTTGTTTAGTCCTGCATTTTCCATCCTCATGTTAGAAAAATCAACTGATGGATACAATCTCTTGTTTTGATTGCCGGTGCCAGTATAACTACTGCTGTCATTGAAATTTTGTTTTATATCTGGTGCGGGCCGTGCTGGACCGTCATTTGGTGCCAATGCACCTTGCCCTCCTACGATACCTGGCAGCGCAGGAGCACTGCTGCTTGACGCATTTTGATCGTAAAATCTTCCGTAACCTCCTGGAGTTACTGCTGGCATAAGTACTAGTCCTCTCTTGCTTTTTTATTATTTATTCGTTAAAATAAGTGGTAGTTTTATAAAGGAACACTAACCCATGAAGCACAATTACCTCAACAACAAAGACATACTAAAGGAGATACACAAAAGCAAAAACACCTACTGCTGGTATGCTGTACCTGAAAATGCAGACTATGATATCATAGTGTCATTGAACAACAAGGGAACCATAGCAAAAAAAGATGTTTTGCAAGGACGTAAAAATCGTGCAGAGCGATTGGCCAAACTGGCGCACGAAGCTGCCACGGCAGATGGCACCAAACGTAAATTAGAAGAGTTTGAAATCAAGCACACTAAAATTCCAGAAACAGACGTGATATTTAGAGTCATGACCTGGAGTCATGTGCCTGTAGACGAAAGCAAGAGCAAAAAGCAGTTGTTAGAAGAAGAGGACACTGCTGTGGAAACAGAATACGATGCTGGTGTTGAAGAACTGCTAAAATTGCCTACAAAATATGTAAAGGTAAATTTTCCTCCGTTTCAACACTGGAAAATCAACGAGAATGATGAATATCATGTGGTAGGCATGAGTCACTGGCAAGGTGATTTAGAAACTGGCAAATTCAGCAAAGATCACGGAACCATGACCAAAAAGCTGGCCCTGATGTTTATGAAGCTGTGCGAACGCTATGCCACTCGTTCAAACTGGCGTGGTTACACCTACAACGACGAAATGCGCAGCCAGGCTCTACTACAACTGTCACAGATAGGACTACAATTTGATGAAAGCAAATCACAAAATCCTTTTGCTTATTATACTGCTGCTATCACTAATTCCTTTACTCGAGTGCTTAACATTGAAAAGCGCAACCAGAATCTACGAGACGATATTCTTGAAATGAACAATCTCAATCCCAGTTACACTCGCCAGAATCAAAACAGCAGTTGGGGAGCAGGTGGTAGTACAAGCTATGAGGAATGATTGTCAAAATCATTGCAGATTTGCATGCACTTGTCTATACTGCTAGACTATGAGTAACCTATTTAAAAAAGCAGCAGTATTCACTGATATTCATTTTGGGCTCAAGTCAAACAGTGTGATTCACAACGAAGACTGTTTGTCGTTTGTGAAGTGGGCCACAGCCAAGGCCAAAGAGGAAGGCTGTGACACCTGTTTCTTTCTTGGTGATTGGCACAACAATCGTGCAGCACTGAACATACTCACTCTTAACTATAGTCTTCGGGCGCTGGAGCACATGAATGATAACTTTGATGCTGTATACTTTATACCTGGGAATCACGATCTTTATTATCGCGACAAGCGTGATGTTCAGTCTGTTGAATGGGCGCGGCACCTTCCTAAAGTACAAATTTGCAACGATTGGTTTCAAAGTGGGGATGTGGTTATCGCTCCTTGGCTTGTTGGGGATGATCATAAGCGGCTAGCCAAGAAGCGTGCCAAATACTGCTTTGGACACTTTGAGTTACCTGGCTACTACATGAATGCCATGGTGCTCATGCCTGATACCGGCGAAGCCAAGCGTGAAGATCTCACTGGCTTTGAACATGTGTTCACCGGACACTTTCACAAGCGTCAAACAGCAGGCAATGTGACCTATATAGGCAACTGCTTTCCGCACAACTATGCAGACGCAGGCGATGACTCCCGTGGCATGATGATCCTGGAATGGGGTAAAGAACCAGAGTATCATGCTTGGCCGGATCAGCCCACTTATCGTGTGCTAGGACTCAGCGAGATTGTAGACCATGCAGCTGATGTTTTCAAACCTCGGATGCATGCTCGTGTGAACATTGACATCGATCTTTCCTACGAAGAAGCCAACTTTATCAAAGAAACCTTTATGGACACCTATCAGTTGCGTGAGCTCAGTCTTATTCCTCGCAAGGAAGTGAGCGTAAATGAAGCAGCAACTGGCGAAATCATATTTGAAAGCATTGACACAATCGTGCAAAATCAGATCAATGCTATTGAAAGTGATCATTTTGATCCTACACTACTGCTGGATATATATAGAAACTGCTGATGTTCAAAGTCAAAACACTCACCGTTAAGAATTTCATGAGTGTGGGTAACGCCACACAAGCTGTAAAATTTGACCGCCAAGACCTCACCCTGGTTCTAGGACAAAACCTAGACCTGGGTGGGGATGATACTGGCGCACGTAATGGCACAGGCAAGACCACTATTATCAATGCCTTGAGCTATGCACTCTATGGCGAAGCACTTACTCGCATACGCAAAGAAAATCTAATCAACAAGACCAATGGCAAGAACATGTTGGTTACCATTGAGTTTGAAAAGGACGGGCAGGGCTACAAGATTGAACGTGGTCGCAAACCCAATGTTACAAAATTCTTTGTGGGCGATGTAGAGCAGGAAAACAAAGAAGACGAAAGTCAAGGCGACAGTCGCGAAACACAAGCAGAGATTGAACGCATGTTGGGCATGAGTCACGACATGTTCAAGCACATTGTGGCACTCAACACCTACACAGAACCTTTCCTGAGCCTGAAAGCAGCTGATCAGCGCATCATGATTGAACAACTGCTGGGTATTACTCAACTGAGTGAAAAATCTGAGAATCTCAAAGAACAGATCAAGGCCACCAAGGATGCAATCACGCAGGAAGAGTTTCGCATCAAGGCCGAGCAGGATGCCAATCAGCGCATGCTGGATCAGATAGAAAATCTCAAACGCAGACAGGGCTTGTGGCAGAAAAAGCATGACGAAGACATTGCTGGATTTCAAACAGCCTACGACGAGTTGGCCAAACTGGATATTGAAGCCGAACTTGAGGCTCACCAGGCGCTGACCGCCCATGCTCAACTGCTCAAGGATCGTGTGGACATAGAGAAAGCTCTAGCACGAGCTAGAACAGATCAAGCACGACACAAGAAGTCTGCAGACAAACTGCAAGCAGACATAGATGCGCTGCTAGAACACCGGTGTCATGCCTGCGGGCAAGAACTGCATGATAGCAAACATGAACAAATACTCGCTGCCAAGCGTGACGAGCAGGATGCTGCTGCCACAGAGTACGATACAGTTGGTGCAGACATTGTGAAATACGAGCATGTGCTAGAACAGCTGGGTCTGCCTGGTCCTGCTCCTGTTACCTTTTACAAGCAGGAAAGCGATGCATTTGAGCACCGAGCCAGCATGGCACATGTGCTGAGTCAGCTCACAGCCAAGCAGGATGAAGCAGATCCTTACGCAGATCAAATCACAGAAATGCAAGCACAAGCACTGGCTGAAGTGGATTACACCGTGATGAACCAGTTGATTAGACTGCGCGATCACCAGGATTTTCTGTTGAAATTGCTTACCAGCAAGGACAGTTTTGTGCGCAAACGCATCATAGACCAGAATTTAACCTACCTCAACACACGACTATCGGAGTACTTGGACAGGATCGGCTTGCCGCATACTGTGACGTTTTTGAACGATTTAAACGTGAATATCACAGAGCTAGGGCGCGAATTAGACTTTGATAATCTGTCTAGAGGCGAGCGAAATCGCTTGATTTTGAGCCTGAGTTGGGCATTTAGAGACGTTTGGGAAAGCCTGTATCAGCCTATAAATCTCTTGTTTGTGGACGAAGTTATAGACACAGGCATGGACAGTTCAGGTGTAGAAGCCAGCTTGGCTATCCTAAAGAAAATGAGCAGAGATCGTAACAAATCAGTTTGGCTGGTAAGTCACAAAGATGAACTGGTCAGCAGGGTAAACAACGTGCTCACAGTTACCAAGAGCAATGGCTTTACAGAATATGGCACAGATGTGGATTCTAAATAATTAAATTTTATCATGGCACAGCAGGAGATAATTATGTTTGCATATGACATGGACACACCAAGGCAACATTGTGGAAACCTTACCAGAAGACTGTGTAGGGTTCGTCTATGAAATTACCAATCTACTCTCTGGCAAAAAATACATTGGCAAAAAACTAGCAAAGTTTGCACGAACAACCTATCGTACTGTTAAACTGAAAAACGGAATCAAAAAACGCAAGAAAATACGCAACAAAATTGACAGCGACTGGCAAACATATTATGGCTCCAATGATCAACTGAATCAAGATGTTGCAGCTCTAGGGCAAGACAACTTTAGCAGAGAGATCCTTTATTATTGTTATTCCAAGGCAGAATGTAGTTACATTGAGGCACGAGAACAATTCACACGCAAAGTATTAGAATCAGCGGACTATTACAATGGTCACATTCAGGTCCGCGTCCATGGCTCTCACATCAAAGGCAAATTAAGTAGTTAGGCTCGCACAGGCCAATCACGTGTGCCCTATACCTGGATCCAGGATCACAGGGATGGAAGCCTTGCCGCTACAGCAAGCACTCAATCACTACCCGTAAGGATGAAGATGGCAAATTGCCGCCATTTGATTGTTTGAACAGGATTCATAAAGGCTAAAAAGACGTAGCAGCGATGCTACACGTTTGTTTGTTGTGCTGATATACATCAAACAGGCCGCCGTTGTAATAAAGACTGCGCTCGAGGTACCGGACAACCGCCTCTGTAATGCGTTAATATCAGTGACTATCCGAACTCGGATGAAGCGACTTTGCCCGCCCTGGGCAAAGAGTGACCATTGAATCTGGATGAAATCTTCAAAACAATATTGATGAGCGCAAGCGAAATCAATAGATTAGCGAAGCTAATCTTGAAGGTGATAATTTACAATTTATGCCATGCCATCTACTAAAATTGTTTGAGCTAACGACTTTTTCGCTTTAGAAAAATGGCAAGCCTGAATCCTTGGTGGCTTTCATATTGTCTTTGATAATTTCACCTATGAGTTCTTTTTCTGTTCCACTTAGCAGCATGGCATCTTCGTAGCTGAGTCCACCACGCATCCACCATACCATTCTTAGTGCTTCATCTTTTATGGCTCTTGCCTCTTTGTCCATGCCCTCTAGCAGTTTTTCAATTCCGGCTAGATCAAGATTCAAGAGCCGGGAGCGAAAAAATTTGCGTAGTCAAACGTGACGGAAATGATCAAGGGCTCGTTACAGCCAGCACACACTGTTTCTTGTGGTGGCACAGCACCTTTGGCTGCTATTTCTCCGTAGGCTTCTTGAATCTTGGTAATGGTCTTGCTGTCTACATTTTTGTAGAATTCAATTATGTAATTCTTGTCAAATACCTTCATGTCAGGATCTTCTTCAAGAGCTATGTAGTCTGTGGCTTCTGTCAGCACTTCCAGATTAAGATCAACCAAACGATTCATCTGCGAAACTGCTTCCTGTGTTCTTGCTTCGTCGTCCTCTAGATTTTCAATGGCCTGTCCTAGTTTGGCAATTTCAAAACTGATCTTGCTGTTTTTGTTAACTCCAAAATAGGCCTGTGGTCTAAACTTGATAATCAAGCGTTCAATGTTTTGTACTTGTTCAAAGTCTGGTGCGCTGACCTTTTCCAGCATGCTGCGTAGATCCATGGAATAGGTATGGGTTTCTTCGCAGTGCGGACACTTGCTTTCAAAATCCATGTTATGACCGTAACTGGCAATGCGTATGGCAATCAGCACAGTGTCCACATCAGTGGCCGGCATCTGCCAGGCATTTTTGATATTAGGACAGCAACTCTGCATCACATCAACCATGCCCTGCCCGTTGATCATGGCATCAGGTGTACGTAGCAGTATTTCATCTCTACTGGTCATAGGAAACACTGGAATTTCGCCGGTTTCAGGCAGTTGTAAGGCCCCTTGTGGCCAATATGCACCGCCGCTGGGCAGTGGTATATAGATAGCTGGCTGTCTAAACATTTTGGCCAATGGATTGGCGTTAGCCGGTTGTTGCTGTGGAAAATGCTGCATTTTGATCCCCATAAATAATTGAACTATGAATATTTATAAGCGCACATATGGCTGATAACTTAACTGCACAACAGATGGAAGATCTTTTCCGTCGCTATTTTGGCGAAGGAGGAGGAAGTGGGGGTTCTCGTCGCGGGGGTGCGGCAGGCGCTGCTAACGCTGGTGATAGACTTAACGAAACTCTAGAGCAAACTGACAGCAGCCTCAAAAATTATCTCAGTGTACAAAAAGAATACACCAAGCGTCAGCAAGCAGGCAGTTTTGTAGCCAATCTGTTTGGCAAAAACACCGAAGCGGCTGCTCGTAACATGGGTCAACTGCGCAGTGCTATTGCACAGCACGAGCGAGCTCTTGACGAACTCACTGCACAAGGTCATACCGCTTCAAGCTCACAATACAAAAAAGTACAAGCAGATCTCAAGGTGCTGCAAAGCCAGGAGCGCATGTACAATGCGCAGAGCACTGGTGCACAGATCATCAGCAATAGTGCTTCGCAGATATTTCACACATTCCTGCAGCTTGGTAAAATGCAGGCTGAGTATCAGGCCAATCTGTTGGGTATTGTGCAACAAGGTGGCAGTGGATTTCAAATGGCAGCGGCTGCAATGGAAAATGCAGTCAATCAGATGCATGCCATGCAGAGCACCATGGCCAGCATTGCACAGAGTGCAGGACAAAGTCTTGGGCAGCTAGGCGGCAAATTTGCTCCACTGGCTGGCATGGCACTCACTGCACTGGGCCATGCCGCACAGGCTGCTGCTGATGCGCAGAGAACCTTGGCCATGGCTCAGATCAGAATCATGGCAGCTGAAGGTGACAAGCTGATCAAGACGCATCATGAATTAACCAACACTGGTGTGATCTATGCCAATGGCATGAAGGGATTGATAAACGCCACTGCTGGAACAAAACTGCGATTGGAAGAAATGAGCGCAGTGATCGCCAAAAACAGAGACAGTTTTGCTGAAATGGGCATGGGCATGAGCCAAGCAACAGATCTCATTGGAGGTGTGGTCAAACGTTTTGCTGCTACCACAGGACAGTTTGCCAAAATGGACCGGCAACTGTTGGCATTGGGATTTAGCTATCAAGAGCAAGCTGAACTGGCAGCAGAAACTGCGTCCATGTTGTCTTTAGGCGGAAGAAAAACCAACGAAAAAGAAGTAGCTCAAGCCACTGTAGAAATGGCCAAGAGCATGCGTGTGGTTGCTGAAGTGTCAGGGATTGATCTAGCAGAAAAAAAGAAAGCCATTCAAGCACAGCAGCAGGAATTTTTTATCAAGGGTCAAATGGCCAAGATGGCCAGAGATGAGCCAGAAAAATACAAGGCATTTCAGAAACAACTGTTGGGCATGACTGAACAGCAACAGAAAGCTGCATATCAAATGCAGTTCTATGGCACAGTGGTAGACAAAAACTTGGCCATACAAATGGCCACCAACAGCGGCTTTAGAAAAATTGTAAAAGAAAATGATCATGCGTTAAGAACCGGACAGGCCAGTGAGAAACAGGCTCTTGCCACTAGACAAAAGTATGGTAAGGAAGAAATGGATCAAGCCATTAATCTTTCTGGTACTATTGGTAAAGCAGCAAATGCACTGGGTTCATTCACTGATGTGGCACAGAATATGGCCAGCAGTATGACTGAAACACAAAAAATTCTTGGTTCTGATATTCCAAAAGCAATTGCAGCAGTGAATAAACAGATGGCAGAAGCTGCCAAGCCAACT